GGGTCATCTTGGTAGTGACATAATCACCTTGGCCAAACACAGAGTTAATCATGCTCCGTGCGGTCTTCGTCAGCAAATCTAATCCAGAATGAAGGCCCTTGCCAAGGATGTCCTTCCCACCCTTGACAAGATCGGTAAAATAATCACCACGCCCAACAAAAGTGCGCTTAGGGTTTGGTTTATAGCCAACTTTGCGTGCCAACTGCACCAACTGCTTCCCATGTGCACGAGCGTTCTTTTTGTTTTGATCACGCCGGAGCTTCTTCTCCTCCTTTGTGAGCTTCTTCAAAACTTTGACTTCAGCCTTAGCCTCCGACATCAGTATTTTGGATGGCTCATGTTTATGCGCAGCCATCCCCTCAACACCGGCCATATGTAACAGTACTTCACCCGGGTGTCGGTCCAGCAACAATGCTTGCCGATAATTAGGGTCTTTATCATACCCAGCTGCTACATACGAGGCATGGGCTTGTTGAAATATTTTGTCAATGAGTTGGTACATCCCTGTAACATCATGTGCATCAGCAGCGTACCGATTCCTTTGTGATAGAATGCGTTGAATGCGTAAGCATGGGTTGGCTAATGCCTCCTTTGGGGGAAACAACAAACTAGCCAACGACTTCGCATGCCGCCCTCCATACGGATACGGCACAATGTGGGGCCCTTTCCGGACCGCAACATGTGATAGGAACTCCAACTCAGAGCCAAATCTAGCCTCAGCACAATCAGTGGTCATGCGCACCCCGCACAAAGCCAAAATAGAACTGATTGTTGCATAATTGAAGCGGTCGATGATACAATCATCAACCAAAAGTGTGGCGTCATCACCATATACGCCAAGGGTAACAAGCTTGACAAATGTCGTCAACTCCCCAAACACTTTAAGATAAGCATAGACAAAATACACGACAACAGAAATCGTGTTATGGATAGTGGTGGACTCCTCCCCACTCAAATTTCCGGTGCCCTCATCCAGCCACCAAGCTGAACCGTCGGACGCAACAAGCACTCCGTGGCAAATATTCCACCACAGCTTGTCAAAGCGCCGCCGATCGGCCGGACTAAGGCGCATCCGGGCTAACCGAATGGCCTTCAAGCCCTCCCACAACTGAGGGCACAAAGTCGAATCTTGATTCTTGATGTCAATACTCCATCCTTTCCGCCAAGAACCATCAATATTGCGAACAAGCAAACGGCGTTGTGCAAACTTTGCCCAATCGCCTTGGTACAACGACACACCAACCTCCGAATGGTATGATGTACCATAATACTTGTAAAAATCTTCGTTAAAAGCATGGCAATAACTTCCTAAAGCCAGCAAAAAGGGGGTGGACGCGCCATTTATCTCACGCACCTCACCGCGCTCGATCTTCTCCAACTTGGTCAGCTCGTCCTTCGGGAATGTATTCCAAAAAGTGAGGGGATCACCAACGGACGCCCCATCAACAAAAAGGATGTACTTTGACATCATCTCTTGGCCGACCTGTGAATACCAGTCGGCCTTTGTGTGATATTTAGAGTTTAACGGAAACCCTGGTGACGTTTTCTTATTGGTTGCTTGGAACGCTGTCTCCCAGGAAACGGGTTGTTTACGCCCAACGGGCCCTAAGGCTTCGTCTACGTACGAAAATGCGCGATCAAGCAACCCCTGCTCAAACACCGCACCCTTACCATATTTAGCTATGCCACGCTTAACAACCTCCGGACCCATATTGGGGGGGGGGGCATATTTATTAAACGTGGCAACTGGCACTTTATTCATGACAAAAACATCACGAACCGCCTCGTCCAACATACGACGCGATTGGTATTTTGTCCCTTTCGGATACTGTCCGACCTTTGCAAACTGGGTCAGTAGGTCGTCGCCCGGCAACGGCCTGATTTTAGACGAACTTATCCCAAAAAACTCCTCAAGACGTCTCAGGCCGAGGCCGAGCGCCTCTAGTTTAAAGGGTTCTCAACAAGAGGGGTAAACGACCCACCATTGGTGTGGATGCCAATCAAACACCCTTGACTGTCACCAACGGCGGAAAACACTGCTGAACCACAC